TTTTCACAAAAATTTGCATTTTTAATTAAAATATGATATAATTATAATAGAATAAGAAAGGAGTATAAAAATGGTTTATAAAGTATATGGCAAAGTTGGAAAAGGACGTTTGTTCTCATATTGGAAAAAAGAAGATGAGTTAGGATGTACTATTGATGGTACACCAGGATGTCTTTTTAGTAATTATATATTTAATTATAAAGATTATAGTTATGAAGATATTAAAGAGTTTTTTGATGTAAATAATTCAGACGAAAAATTGATTTATTTATATAGTAATTCTACCTATGAAGAATTAAAAGATTTTATTGATTTTTTAGAAACGTTAAAACATAATTTTGTGTTATTTATACAAGAATGAAAGGAATAAAATGACAATTAATTTAACAGATTTTTATGATGTAGGAGAAATAACTCATTGGACCACTTCGGTTGGTGTATCAATGTATGATATCGAACTCATATCAAAGTCCACTGGCGAAGTAATCACATGGAGTCTCACCGAAGAATACTTCGACAAGCTACTTGATGAAATGAAACAAGAATATAATGGTTTAAAGGCTCATTATGAATATATTTCTTGGGCTATGAAAGAAAAGGGGTATATATGAATAAACGAATTAAAAAGAAACAAACAAAAATGAAGTATAAACAAATTTGCAAACGCTATCCATTCCTTATTATACGAAACTGGAAAACCAATAAGCCAATAGAATATCCATACACTTATCTCGATGATATGCCAGATGGATGGAAACGAGCGTTTGGAAAACAAATGTGTGAGGAAATTAGAAAAGTTTTAATTAAAGGAGGGTATCTTTACGATTATCGTGTTGCACAAGTAAAAGAAAAATTTGGTGGTCTTCGTTGGTACGATGAGGGCGCGCCTTCGTCAATTTATCGTGAACTTCAAGATATAATTTGGAAGTATGAAGAACTTTCTTACCGTACATGTATATGTTGTGGGCGGCCGGCCACTAAAATTGCTAAAGGTTGGATAAGTCCATTTTGTGATAGATGTGCGAGAAAACTTTCAGATAGAGTAAAATTTAAGGAGATAGATTAATGCCAGAAGTAGGAGATACAATTAGAATTAACTATATGAAAGATGAACCACAATATACAGGTAAAGAAGGAATAATTCGTACCATAGATGATTTTGGTCAATTATTCGGTTCTTGGGGTGGTTTGGCAGTTATTCTAGATGTAGATGATTTTGAAATTATAAAGAAAGGCAACGTCAATGTTTAAAGCAAAACGAATAGATAACGGTAATATTGAGACAGTCCTTGCGGTTGATTACAACGATACTTTTCACCAGACATATTTCCTTGTTTGGTCAGCGGGCGCATGGAGGTGGCGGCCAGCGCATAAGTATGTACCGCCAAATGTTGACCCCGGCGCACTCAACAAAATAAATGTGCGTACGGAGATTGCACAAGCAGGTGATTTAATTGATGAGGACACACCGTTTTAATTATGGATACGCTAGGATTAATATCATATTATCTAAATAACATAGCAATAGCAATAGGTATTATAAGTATATGCTATGTTTTATGGATAAGAAATAAAGATTATGGAGAAAATTTGACTATGGAAGAAAATCCAATTACAATTACAATTGACAATTATTGTGGACAGAAAATAACATTCACTGCATCAAAAGATGCAAGAGTTGAAACTCTAGTAAGTATTGATGGTGCAAAAGTTGTGGGCTTTGACATTGATGTAAGAGATGATGATATACTAATTGAAAAAGAGGATATTTAATCGTACTCCGACACTAAAATTTTAGAGTAGAAGTACGATAATTCTACTTATATTTAGAAAGAAATATAAGGAGAAAAATTATGGGATATATATACAAAATTACAAATTTAACAAATAATTTAGCTTATATCGGACAAACAGTACGTCCATATAAGGAAAGATGGGCTGACCATAAGCGCGACAGACTAAAAGAGCCATATTGTAATTGGCCGCTTTATCGTATGCTTAATAAAGTCGGTTTAGAAAATACTAAATGGGAAGTCATTGAAGAAGTACCAAACGATGAACTAAACGATAGAGAAAAGTATTGGATAGCTTATTATGATACCAAAGAGAATGGCTATAATTGTACTTATGGTGGGAAAAATGGCACCAAATATAATTATGAAGAAGTATTAGATTATTGGTTAAATGAAGCCAATAGAAGCTTTACTAAAACAGCAAAACATTATAATACAGATAAGGCTTATATTTCAGATATAATTAAAAGTATGGGATACGAACGTAGGTCTTGGGAAGAAATAAATCAAACCGACCATGATTCAATGAAAAGAAAAGTAAACCAAATAGATTTACAAACAGGAAAAGTATTAAATACCTTTAATTCCATAGCCGACGCGGGTCGTTTTATGGGAGATGTGAAATACGGAGCAACTATTGTAAATATTTGTAAAGGGAAAAAACCTTCCTATCTTGGGTATGGTTGGCAATATGTAGAAGATATAGGTAAGCCTATAAATTTAAATCCACAACAAAAATATATTATATTACTAGATTATAACTTGCAATTTGAAAACCTATGTGAGTGTGCAAAATGGTTTATTAGCAATGATTTAACACGAAGTAAGGTAGTAAAACAAGTAGCAAGTGCAATTCGATATGGATTAAATCATAGCAAAACCTATCAGCACATTAGATTAGATGAAAAGGAGAAATTAATTTATACATATTATGAGTGAATTATATGGAGCAAAAAGTATTCAACAATTAAACTTCGTTGAGGCTTGCCGAAAACGTATCGGTATTTATCTCGGCTCCGCAGACCATACAGGAGTAATTGCGGGGCTTTTAGAGTTAGTAAATAATGCCACTGATGAGGCGCTAGTTTGTCCTACTGCAACAAAAATAGAAATAGAAATTGGTCCAGATTGGGCAAGTTGTCGCGATTATGGTCGTGGTATGCCGCATGGCCCAAATGATTTCTCCAACGAAGTAATGATAAATCTTCTAACTGAGAACCACTCGGGCGCAAAATTTGATGATAACGCATACGGCGGCAAGTCGCGTGGACTCAATGGAACAGGCAGTGCCGCAACGTGTTGTTCTTCTGACTGGTTTAAAATATCAAGTTATCGCGATGGCGCCGAGTGGTATATGGAGTTTGAAAAAGGAATCCCTAAATGGGATACATGTCAGAAAAAACCTTTGAACGACCGCGCGCAGGGTACGTACATCATATACAAACCAAGCCAGGACGTTTTTAATGCTGAACCAATACATTTTGATTTTGAAGAAATTTGTAGTATAATAGAAGAGTATTCATATTTCAATAAGGGTGTTGAATTTATTGTTACTAATGCAGAAACTAAAGAGAAAAAGTCTTATATAAGTAAAAACGGTCTTATGGATTTTGCAGATACAAAGGTACCAAAGCGAATTCATAAACATCCAATTCATATTCAGACTACCGAAGATGATATTGATATTGAAATTATACTTAACTGGACTACTGGTAGAGAAAAGTTTTATCTTTTTTCAAATGGTGGTGAAAATGAAAATGGCGGCACTCCAATTACGGGTATTAAAACGGCATTAACCAACTTCTTCAAAAAGAAAGTTAAAGATTTGGGGTCTGGCGATGTAGTGCGCGCAGGTTTGGTTTATATTTGTTCAGTTAATTTAAAAAATCCAATATATGATGGTCAGACCAAGAATAAAATTACAAATCCAGAACTTCGTGGTCTAGCACAAAGATGTACTACTCAAATGCTTGAAGACTTTAGTCGACGCTTTCCAAATGAATTTGACCAAATAATAGAATTGCTCACAAAAGAACTTAAAGCTGAACGAGCCGCAGAGAAGGCGCGCAAGCAAGTTCTTGAAGCATCAAAGGAAATTGAAAAGAATCAGAAGAAAAAGGTTTTTGCCTCCGACAAACTCAAAGATGCAGAGTTTCTCGGACCAAACTCAATTCTTCTCCTTGCTGAAGGTGATTCCGCTCTTGGTGGACTCGCACAAGGTAGAGACTACACAAGATATGGTATTATGGCATTGAGAGGAAAGATTATCAACTGTCTTTCCAATCCAGAAGAAAAAATTTACAACAACGAAGAAATCAAACTTCTTCTAAGCGCTATGAATATAGTGCCAGGTAAGTATAATAGTTCTAAACTTCGTTACGGTAAACTCGCTATATGTACCGATGCAGATAGTGACGGCTACCATATCGGCCTGCTTATAATGGCGGCATTACAATATCTTGCGCCAGAGTTTATACGAGAAGGACGTCTATGCTGGCTTCGCTCACCTCTATATATAGAAGAATACAAAGGTAAAGAAACTTATTACTTTACCGATGAAGAATTAGAAAAAGCCAAAAAGAAAAACAAAATTAAAGGACACCTTCAAAGAAACAAGGGATTAGGTGCGCTCGAAGCAGAACAAGCAAGAAATTCTATGTTTTCGCCGGAATATCAGAGATTAGACGTAATGGAATGGGACGATGAAGCGATTGATTTACTTTACGATTTAATGGGCGAGGAAGTAGAACCTAGAAAGAATTTTATAATGGAAAAGGTTGATTTTAGTAAGGTGAGAGAATAATGACTGATAAAAAATGGTTAGAAATTGTTCTATTTTTACTTAATGGATTAGAAGAAGAACATATGGGATTGAAATATCATTATATAGAAATAATAAAAGAAAAATTCGGAGTAGAGCTAAATGAGTAATTTAAAACCAATCATAGAAGAATCAATGATACAATATAGTGGTGCGGTTTTACAGAACCGCGCCCTCGTCGATGTACGCGATGGCCTCAAACCATCTGCACGTCAAATCTTATATTGTATGTATGAAAATAAATATCTATCAAACAAGCCTCCGCAGCCTACAACCGGCCCTATTGGAGATGCCATGAAATCCTACTACATCCATGGTGACGCTTCATGTCTCGGCATTATCATGAGGGCGGCCCAGCCATTCGCAATGCGGTATCCGTTAGTCAATGTTAAAGGCAACGCAGGTACATTAATTTCAAGTGGCAACTACGCTGCTGCCCGTTATACCAAAAGCAGACTTTCCCCTTTGGGCGAATATATCTTCCAAGGTATTGAAAAAGAAACAATTCAAGAATGGCGCGAAGGTATAGATGAAAGTAAACACTATCCTGCCATTACACCAAGTAAAGGCTTTTATGGTATTTGCAACGGTAGTACGGGAATTGGTATTGGTATGGCCTCGTCGATTCCGCAGTTTAACCTCTGCGAAATGAATAAGGCACTCGAACATCTTCTTCTTAATCCAAACTGCGATTTCAATGATATATACATCGCACCAGATTTTGCAACGGGTGCGGTGTTATTAAACGAAGACGAAGTAAAAGCCTCAATGAAGAAAGGTACTGGTTTTGCTTGTAAGTTGCGCAGCGTAGTAGATTACGATAAAAAAGAAAACTGTTTTGTAGTAACGGAGATACCATATGGAGTCTATACAAATACAATTTGTGGTGAGCTTGAAGACATCATCAATGGAGAAGAAAATCCAGGAGTTGATAGATTTAATGACCTCACTGGCAAAACCCCATTAATTAAAATCTATCTCGCTAAAAAGGCAAATCCAAACAAGGTATTAAAATATCTATTCAAAAATACTTCACTTCAATCTCACTATTCAATAAACTTTACAATGCTTGACAACGGACGCTTTCCAAAAGTATTCACATGGAAAGAAATGCTTCAAGCGCACATCGACCACGAAAAAGAGGTATATAGAAGAGGTTATGAATTTGACCTCAAAAAAATCGAAGACCGTCTCCACATAATCGAAGGTCTTCTTAAAGTAATCGAGGACATCGACAATGTAGTCCGCCTCATCAAAACATCCGAATCTACATCGGTGGCGCGCCAGCGTCTGATGAGCGAATACGCACTTGATGAAGTTCAAACCAAAGCAATCCTCGATATGAAACTTTCTCGACTTGCACACCTTGAAGTCGAAAAGTTAAAATCTGAAAAGTCAAAACTTGAAAAAGAACGAGAATTCATCTATAATATAATTAACAATGAAAGTGAGTTCAATGCTCAACTCATTAAAGGGTGGCGCGATGTAGCAAACAAATTTGGCGATGCGCGCCATACACAAATTCTCAACATCTCAAAAGATGATGAAGAACCGACAGAAACACAAGAGCTACTTATCAATCTGTCGAACCAAAACAATATCTATGTTACCACCACTTCTACGCTCTACTCACAACGGCGCGGAGGTGTGGGAAATAAATTCAAAATGAGTAAGGGAGAATATGTAATTGCTACTGCTTCAGGCACTAACATTGACACCGTTCTTCTTTTCTCGAATCTTGGAAACTGCTTCCATTTAATGCCTTCTGAACTTCAATTTGAAGAAGTTATTCCAATTGAAAGCATCGTAGAATTAAGTGCAGGAGAGCGCATTGAAGAACTTGTTTTCCTCAACAAAAAGAAACAAAAAGAACACATAATCTTTTTTACAAAAAAAGGTATTTTAAAGAAAAGTAGGCTTTCAGAGTATAACATAAAACGCAAAGGCGGTGTTAAGGCTCTAAACTTAGATAATAACGATGAAATAGTGTCAATTCTTTTTGTAGATAATGAACAAGTTGGTATGATGACTGCGCGCGGTCAGTTCGTATTGTGTGAAACAAAGGATATTCGTCCAATAGGACGAGTAGCAAGGGGAGTTAAGGGTATAACTCTTAATGATGGCGATGTTCTTGTATCAGCAAAGGTAATTCCTTCTGACACAAAAGAATTTTTAAGCGTAAGTGAAAAAGGATATATTAAACGAACAACCGCAAAAGATTTTACAATAACCGGAAGAGCAACAAAAGGAAGTAAAATCCACTCGCTCAAAGATAATGATGATAAACTAATAGCTTTTGCTCCTATAAACAATGAAAGAGAAACCATTGTAGTGGCTTCCAATGCACAAATTAAAATTAATTTAAATGAGATAAATCTTCTTTCAAAGGGTGCACAGGGAACAAAATCAATGAAACTTTCAAACGCAAAAATTATTGGACTGCTTGTTATGTAAGTAGAGAAATCAAAATTTGAGTTTAATTCAAAAATTTAGTATAATATTTATAGAAAGTTGAGAGAAACTTTCAGAGAAAAACACATTTATTAATTTATTTAAACAAGGAGATTTTAAAATTATGAAGCTTACAGAAAAGTCAAATGAAGTATTCGAGTATGTAAAGAACAATGGTGGAAAGGTTTCGATTCCTGAGCTGGCAAATGCTCTTGATAGAACAGAGCGTTCGGTAGGAGCTAACGTAACAGACCTCACAAAGAAGGGCCTCGCTATGAGAGAGAAGGTTGAGGTTGAGGGCGCTGATAAGCCGATTACTTATGTAGCACTGACAGATGAGGGCAAGGTATTTGTTCCAAGCGAAGACGAGGAGTAATTAAATAGGAGGGTTGAATAAACCCTCCATTATTATTTCTTAAGAGGTGGCATATGGCATACATTTATCTTATTTCTAATGATATAAATAATAATGTATATGTTGGTAAAACAGTATCCACTATTAGCGATAGATATAATAAACATATATCAGAAGCTTTTACACAACATAGTAATTATGCCATTCATCGAGCAATGCGTAAATATGGTATTAATCATTTTAAAATTACTGAAATTGAAACCTGTTCACTTGAGGAAGTGTCTGAAAGAGAAATATATTGGATTAAATATTATAATTCATATTATAATGGATATAATGAAACCCAAGGTGGAGAGGGTAATTTAAAATATGATTATGACATTATTTATTCATTATTTTTGTCCGGTATGAATCAAAAAGAGATAGCTCAAAAATTAGGATGTGAAAAACATACTATTACAAGAGCCTTAAAAAATTTTGACCTTACGCCACAACAAAGACAAAAAGGTAAATATGGTAATAGCAAGAAAGCAGTTGTAAAAATTGATATAAAAACTAATCATATTTTACAAGAATTTTCTTCTATGACCGAGGCAGCAGAACATGAAAATTGTTCGGTTGCCTCAATTTCGAGGATATGTAATAATAAACAGAACTTAAATAAAGATTATACTTATATGAAATTAGGAGATTATAAATGTTAAGACAAGCAGAAAACAGGGCAAAGATAGAAGGAATTCTCGCTGAAATTGATATTAAGCCAGGTTCATTTAATAAGAATGGACAGACAGTAGAATCTATTGGCGGTTCGATTACAGTTAAGGTTACTCAGAAGATTAGTGGAGAAGAAAAGGAACTGGCTATTCCGGTTCACATGTTTGCTTCGAAGCTGACAAATAAGGGTACACCGAACCCAGCATATGAGTCAATTAAGAAAATTGCTGACGAGTATGTAAGTATCGCAGCATCTGACAATGGTGAAGATGGCGCAGATAGAGTTCGTATTACTAATGCAAGTATTCGTATGAACGAGTATTATAGTGCAGACGGTAGACTTATTTCCTTCCCAAGAATTAATGCTTCGTTTGTCAATCGTATTTCCAAGGCTGAGTGCAAGCCAGAGGCAACTTATACAGCAGAGTTTGTAGTTGCTAACAAGAGTGAAGAGATTGATAGAAATGGAGAGGCTACAGGTAGATATAGAATTGACGCAATTATTCCACAGTATGGTGGAAAGGTCGATGTCGTTCCTATGTTCGCACAGAGTGAGGGCGTAATCAGCGCAGTATCTACTTATTGGGAAGTTGGTAATACTGTTAAGGCAAACGGTAGACTTGATTTCTCTGCAACAACTGAGACAATTATCGAGGAAGTTGACTTTGGTGAGCCAATTGAGAAGACAAGAACCATTAATAGAAGTGACCTTATCATCACTGGCGGTTCGCAGGAGCCACTTGAGGGTGATTATGCTTTCGATAATGCAGAGATTCAGAACGCTCTTGCAGAAAGAAAGATTAGACTTGAGAAGCAGAAGGACAGAGATATGTCCAGAGCTGCTACAAGACAGGCACCGCAGCAGTCTCCAAAGAATGGATTCGCTGACCTTGGATTTTAATGGAGGTGGGCTTCAATGATTGATATTTTATCCATTGAGCCTACGGTTATTTCTAGAGATTTAAAAGGTAAGTATTTACTTTTATATGGTAAGCCTAAAACCGGGAAGACTACTATGGCTTCCCGGTTTCCTAAAAATCTTTTAATTGCTTTTGAGAAAGGCTATAATGCCATTGATGGAATTAAGGCCGTTGATATTAATAAGTGGTCAGAATTTCGTCAGGTTTTAAGGCAATTAGAGAAACCAGAAGCTCAGGCTATGTATGATACGATTACAATTGATACAACTACTATTGCGTATGAAATGTGTGAACAGTTTGTATGCAGCCAGAATGGAGTTCAGTCAATTCGTGATATTCCTTGGGGTCAGGGTTGGACTCTGGCTAAAAAAGAGTTTGAAACTTGTTTAAGAAAAATAACAATGCTTGGCTATGGTCTAGTTCTTATCTCTCATATTGAGACAAGAAAAGAAAAGACTGCTGATGATAGTGAGATTGAAATTCTTGCTCCGTCGATGCCAAAGCGTTGCTATGAAGTAGTAAATCAAATAGTAGATATTATTGGTTATATTGCTACTGAATGGGATGAAGATGGTAATAGCCATAGGTGGCTGTATACTAGACAGACTCCAACCGTTATGGCGGGCAGTCGATTCCCGTATCTTGCGCCAAAGATTAAGCTTGGTTATGATGAACTTGTTGAAGCAATTAATGAGGCTATTGATAAACAGAGAGACCTTGATGGCGCGACAGTAGTAGACAAGCTCGAAAAGAAAGTAGAAGAAGAACTTAGCTTCACTGAGATACGTGATGAGGCCCAACAGATTTGGGCAAAATTAGTTAACGCCGATCCGGCTAATGCAGAGCGTGTTTTAAAGAAAGTTGAAATGATTTTTGGTAGAAAACTTAAGTTATCAGAGATAACCGAAGACCAAAAAGAGCCTTTCTTCTTAGTATTACTTGAAATGAGAGATATGGTTAAATAAATTAGAAAGAGTAGGTTAAGCCTACTCTTTTTAAATTTGACTTATTTTCATTTTTGTGTTATAATATAATAAAGAAGAAAGGAGTTTTGATATGGCAAAATGTAGGATTTGTAATATTGAAATAGACAAAGAAAAAGATGATTGGATTATGCCGTCGCGTAATTACTATTACCATAGGCAGTGTTATAAGAATTGGAAGAAAGCACAACCCGACAATGATGAAGATTATGTAGATTTAATTTATGACTTTATCGCGCGCGACCTCAAAGCTGCGTATGATTATTGGGTGTGTGAAGCACAGCGTAAAAAGTTTTTAAAAGAGAAGATGACCAATAAGGGCATCTTATTTGCATTGAAATATTTTTATGAGATAAAGCACGGTGATTGGGAAAAAGGACATGGCGGAATTGGTATAGTTCCTTTTATATACAGTGATGCTTGTGCGTACTGGGCCGCGCGAGAACGTCAGTCTGCTGGAACAATCGCAGAGATTGAACGTCAGATGCGCGCAGCTGCAGAAAGAACTAAAGTTAGTGTAACTAAAAAACCTAAAACGAAACATCAGGTTGATTTTAGTGTGTTGGATGATTTGGAGGACGAGGAATAATATGATTTTTCGTAATAGAAGACGTGGTATTAGTTGGAAAACCTATTATAAATCTATTTATCTTCTTCCGACCATTGAAATTAGTCAACTCAAAAATGGTGGTATTACATATTCATGTCAATTTATGTGGCTGTGGTTTAATATAGAATTTTATAAAGAGGGTAAAGTTAGAAAATGATAGATAAACGAGATACTCAACAGATACTCGGCTGTTTGATGAAGAAACCGCAGTTATTGAGTGAAATAGATAAATATTCATTCATTCTAACTGATTTTCCTTCAAGATTCGAGCGGTCAATTTTTATGGCAATTAATGGGTTGTATAGAAACGGAGCAACAAAAATACAACCTATAGATATAGAAAATTTTATAGAACCAGACCAAGTATCGGCAAAATTATTTAAAGACAAAAATGGAATTGAATATCTGCAAGATATAATAGAGTTATCAGAAGTTGATAATTTTGACTTCTATTATAATCGTTTTAAGATGTTTAATTTACTTAAGGACTTAAAAAAGCAGGGTTTTGATACAAGCGAATTTTATTGCGAAGATTTATTAAATCCAAAAGCCGAAGAAATTAACCAGGCTTTTAATATGTTAAGTCCGAAACTGATAACTGATGCAGTTAGAAAAAAATTATTAGGTGTTGAAGCCAAATATGAAACAACTGATGAAATAGAAGTTGAATCTGCAGCTCAAGGAATGAACACATTAGTCGATGAACTTGGCGCGGCGTATGAAATTGGTATGCCGATACAGGGAGAAATTTTTAACCAAGTTATTGATGGAGCAAAGAAAGGAACTTTAACAATTAGGTCGGCCGCATCTGGTGTAGGTAAGACAAGAAATGCGGTAGCTGATGCGTGTTATTTGGCTTATCCGATTAGATATAATAGTACGACTTGTGAATGGGAACAGGTTGGAAATTGTGAAAAGGTTTTATTTATTGTAACAGAGCAAAGATTTAAAGAAGTCAGAACAATGATTTTGGCTTACTTAACAGATATAAATGCAACAAGATTTAAATATGCAGATTTTTCTGATAGAGAGCGTGGAGTAATAACACAAGCAATTGCACTGATGGAAAAATATAATAATTTAATTCTTGTTAAAATGCCGAATCCAACAATTGAGTCAGTTAAAACAATTGTGAGAGAAAATTGTATTGTATATGATATAGGTTATGTATTTTATGACTATATATTTATTGGACCATCATTGTTAAATGAATTTAAAGGTTTTGCGTTAAGAAACGATGAGGTATTGTTGATGTTTGCAACGGCGCTAAAAGATTTAGCTGTTGAGTTGGATGTGGCTATGTTTACGTCAACCCAGCTTAATGCAAAAGGTGATGACAATAAAGATATAAGAAATGAAGGTTCATTAGCGGGCGGCCGCAGTACAATTAATAAAGCTGATAATGGTGCGATTATGGCAAGACCAACAAAGGAAGAATTAGAGGTTCTCGCGCCGCTGTATGAAAATCATCCAGAGAATAAACCGAACTTAGTAACTGATATTTTTAAAGTCAGAAGTGGTGAATGGACGCAGGTAAGAATTTGGTCTGATATGAATTTGGGAACTTTAAAGAAAAGAGATTTATTTATTACAGATTCACGAATGGACCCAGTTGAAGACTTCTATACAAGAACTGATTATAATATTAAAAGTTGGGAAGATTCTGAAGATGAACATTTTAAGGTAATAGTAGAAAGGTTAAATCAAGGTGAAGTAATTGATTGATTATAAAGGTATAGTTGAGCAATTAGATACACAAAAAGTAATTCAATTAATGGAAACACTTGGTGCAGATAATTATATTGAAAAACCAGGATATGTAATCTTTCCAACTATTTGTCATAATGAAGATGCCGATGAAGCATCTATGAAATTATATTATTATGAAAATAATCACCTCTTTGTATGCTATACAGAGTGTGGTAATATGTCAATCTTTAAATTTCTTAAACATTATTATGAGTGTAGAGGATATGATTACGATTGGTATCAAGATATATATAAGGTAATTCTTGATTGTAGTAATTATCGTAGGCCAGACGGCTTTGCGCCGAAGAGGTATCAGCGTATACGAGATACGTACGCTGCGCCCGAGCGTATAGAGCTTCCGACATATCCGAATGGAATAATTGATGTATTTACAAAGTTTTATCCTCCGGAGTGGTTAAACGATGGTATTACTAAAACGAGTATGGAAAAATTTAATATACGTTATTCAGTACCACAAAATAAGATTATAATACCACATTATAATCCAAAAGGTGAACTTGTTGGAATACGAGGGCGCGCACTCAACGAATGGGAAATTGAGAATGTGGGTAAGTATATGCCTGTACAAATTGAAGGTAAATGGTATAGTCATCCATTGTCGTTGAATCTGTATGGATTGAACTGGACTAAAGACAACATAAAGCGAACGGGTACGTGTTTCTTGGTAGAGGCAGAAAAATCTGTACTCCAAATGGAGGGGTGGGATTTTGCGAACTGCTCGACCGCAGTATGCGGAAGTCAGTTTAATAAACACGCTTTAAAACTGTTGATGCAAACCGCACACCCGCGCGAAGTCGTAATTTGTTTTGATAAAGAGGAGTTGCTTGGTAGTGAAGACTATTTTAATAAGCTGTGGCAAATAGGAAAGAAATATCAGAACTATTGTGACTTTTCATTTATATACGATAGAGAAAACTTGTTAGATATGAAAGATTCACCGACGGATAAAGGAAGTGAAATCTTTTGGAAGCTTTATAGAAGGAGAGTAAGAGTAAAATGATAGAAGTATATAGATTTGAAGATGAACAAGGAAATGGTCCATGGTTTACAAGAGATGGAAAATCATCCATTCTTAGCACAAAAACAATAGAAGAATGTTATAAAGAAAGTTATTTATTAAGTTGCTGTGGTTCTATTAATGATTTGTTAAATTATTTCCATACGCGTATTGGATGCGATGTATTATTAAATAATAATTTTAAAATAGTGGCTTATTTAATAGACAATGCCGATTACATTATACAAACAAAAAATCATTTAAAATTTGACGTAAGACATGCACGTAAAATAGGAATAATTTAAATATGAGGTAATAAAATGAAGATAACAAATAAAGAAAGAGAACAATTAATAAATATAGTTAGTCTTATCCAATATAATTTAGGACATATGATAAAATCTATTGATGATTCTTCAAGTGCATGTTCAGCAGGAACTATTCTTAAACATTTATCTGTACTAATAGATATAATTAATAATGCAGATGAGGAAGAACACGATATGAATAAGGAGATTTGGTTTTAATGAAGATGTGCAATTATATTAAAACAACAGAATATGCTTCTTACATTTTAGACTTTATTGGGTCAAAAAAATATGAAGAAATTTTAGCTAGTATGTCATATACTAATCCAGAATTTAAACAAGGTTTCATACAAGGACTAGTGTGGTCTGGATTATTGATGAATAAATGTAAACAATACGTAGGAGATGCGAATGAAGACTAAACTTGTAAATAAAGACATAAGAAACAACTATACAATTGAGTTACTTAAAGAGCGCGGGTTAAGCGAAGACGAAATTAAATACTTCCTTGAAGTACCAAACGATGACTATCTGCAAAATCCAAAATGGCTCACTAATATAGACCGCGCATGGGCAATGTTTAAAAATATGACAGTTGCTTCAAAAGACGAAACAATTACAGTCGTCGTAGATAGTGATGTAGATGGATTTACCTCGGCCGCCATATTCATACAATATCTACGTAAATTCAATCAAGAAGTAAATATAGTACCAATTCTTCATAATGCAAAAGGTCATGGTCTTTCAGATACATATGAAGAAGTAGCTAATACTTATCCTTCTTACGTAGTGCTTCCAGATGCAGGAAGTAATGATTATGAATATATGGAAAAAATAGTATCTTCAAGAGAGAAGGATGAAATAATACCGCAATTTCTTATTCTAGACCACCATATAGTAGAGCCAGATACTAAATTCTCATCGCATGCTGTTATCGTTAATAATCAGTTGTCTGATGACTATAAAAATAAAGATTTATGCGGCGCGGGTGTAACATGGCAGTTTTGTAGATATGTAGATAGGTGTGAAGGCACTTCTTATGCAGATGAATTTATCGACCTGGCTGCACTTGGTTTGATAAGTGATATGATGTCGATGTTATCGCTTGAGAATAGATATATCGTACACACAGGACTTGCTAATATCAAAAATTATTTCTTTAAAGCATTATGCGAAAAACAATCCTTCTCAATGGGCGGCAAAGTCAATCCAATTAGCGTAGCCTTCTATATAACTCCACTTATCAATGCGATGATTAGAGCTGGCGCAGAAGACGAAAAACAACGCTGTTTTCAAGCCTTTATCGACGGTCATGCAATGGTAGAATCTCATAAGCGTGGTGCAAAGGGAACCTACGAAGAAGTCGCAATTGAATCTGCGCGCGAGTGTACAAATGCGCGTGCGAAGCAGAATCGCATACTCGATAAGGCAGTTGAAGAACTTGAAATTAAAATTGCAAAACACGATTTACTTTCGAATAAAGTATTATTTGTTAGGTTGGAAGAAGATGACCAATTTCCACCGGAGTTAAATGGACTTGTTGCTATGAAGTTGAGCGCGAAGTATAAGAAGCCAACCATAGTGGCACGTCTTAATGATGAGGGCGAAATTAAAGGGTCAAGCAGGGGTTTAAATGAATCGGAACTTACATCTTTTAAGAACTTCATGGATAATAGTGGTTATTTCACCTTTACTGCGGGCCATGATAATGCGTGCGGCATAGGTATTTTAGATAAGAATTTAGCGGCTTTCCATGAATATGCAAATAAAGAACTTGAAAATGTAGATTTTGGTGAGTCATGGTATGAAGTGAACTTCGAAAGAATCGCTGCAGATACAGATATTGAAGATTTAATTGTAGATATCGCAAGCCATGAAGATATTTGGGGTCAGCAAAATAATGAGCCTTTAATTCATATTAAAGACATTAATATAACAAAGCGTGATATACAGATTATGGGCAAGAACCAAGATACAGTTAAAATTACCAAGTTTGGGATTGCTTATATGAAGTTTCATGCGAAAGAATTTATTGAAGAATTGGAAAAGTATGATGGCGATGTAAAATTAGAAGTCGTTGGTAGAGCAAATTTAAATGAGTGGATGGGGAATTATACTCCACAAATTTTTATAAGTAATTATCAAATTGAAGATGGAACATTGGGGTTTTAATTATGAACTGGTATGATTATCAAGCAGAAAGACAAAGAGAGCATTTTCTTTTTAATGACAATCAAACATGGATAAAAACAGACATAGAATGTCCAAACTGTGGAGATTTTATATATAAAAATATGAGTTTGGTTTTAACAAGTTATCCACCACAATATACTTATAAATGTCCAAAATGTAAATGGCAACAAGCAGGGTATTAATTATGAAACAGTTAAATATGACCAAACCAACCGATTGTAAATTCTATGTAATAGCTTGCTGTCAAGGACAACCATTATATGCAGGATATTCAACATTGGTAGGAGCATTATTTGGATATTTCTATATTTATATGACATATAAAAAATATCATACTATGAATTTTTCTTTAAGAGAAAAATTAATTACTGATTAATGAGGTTAGCTATGGCAATAATAACTTGTGATAAAAATAATATTACAGATGGTTTACATAAAGCTTTTGAAGAAGGTTATCATCTGCGTCAAGTTTATGAAGAAGGCTATCGACAAGGTAGAATTGATGAAGCTAAAGAATGGAAGAATAAAATAGAACAATTACAACTTGAATATGAAAATTTTAAAAAAGATTTAGAATTATATTATATGACAAAGGTATTTTAGTTATGTTTAACTTATTTAAAAAGAAATACCCCACAATTGAATTTGGTGGATTTTATCCAATGCCAGCTCAATATAAAACTAATTTACGATATTTGTGTATTGGAATACACGATGGCTGGATTTATCCTTCAAAAGAAGATTTAGAAATATATTTTCTATATAAAGACTATTTTAATTTGACAAATTAATAAAAATCTGATATAATTATAATATAAAATAAAAGAAAAGGAGTAAATGTGAATGGATAGACTAAGATACCCTTTAAGTCTGCATAATCACACAGATTTTTCGAACTTTCGTTTGCGCGATAGCATAAACACGGTCGAGGGTCTTATAGATTACGCAATCGAATTGGGTCATAGTGGAGTAGCAATTACCGAACACGACACAATCGCATCGCACATTCGTGCAGAAAAATATTATAATAAAATCAAGAAAAATAATCCGAATTTCAAACTTATTAGAGGAAACGAAATTTATCTTGTAAGAAACGGATTAAATAATCAAAATTATAAAAAAGAAACAGACAGATATTTTCATTTCATATTACTTGCAAAAGACCTTGAGGGACATAAACAAATCCGCGAGGTCTCTTCGCGTGCATGGATGAAGAGTTATGTAACTCGTGGAATGAGAAGAGTTCCGACTTATTATCAAGATTTAATTGATATAATTGGAGCTAATCCAGGTCATGTAATTGGATGTACGGCATGTTTGGGAGGATGCCTTCCGACTCAGCTTATCCGTAATAGAGATACTGGCGCGCCTTCGATGGATTTAATCAAAAGATGGATTCAACAGATGCAGAGTATTTTTGGAGTAGACGATTTCTATTTTGAAATGCAGCCATCGTTTAATAAAGACCAGATTTATGTGAATCATAAACTTGTTGAGCTGGGCGCAGAGTTAGGAATTAAGTATATAATAACGAATGATGCCCATTATTTGAAAAAGGCAGATAGACCAATTCATAAAGCATTTTTAAACTCACAACAAGGAGATAGAGAGGTCGACGATTTCTATGCAACAACCTATCTTATGAGTGATGAAGAAGTGCGCGAATATATGGAAAAGGAAATGGGTGAAGAAGTTCTTCAATCAGCTTATCAGACAATTGAAGAAATTAGAGATAAGTGTGAAGATTATTCGTTAATGAAGCCATTAAAAATTCCAAGATTAAATTGGAAAACGTATAATATGTTTGATTGGAATTGGGCCATAACATATTGGGGAGAAAGGGTTCCTTTTTTAAAGAATTTTTGGAATTCAGAGTATTCTGAAGACCGTCGTTTAGCAGAAGCAATTATATATAAAATAAGTAAATATCATGAATTTCAAAATAAACGTACATTAGATGAAATTAATGCGTGTCTTGAAGATACATGGATTTCATCAGAAGTAAATGGAAGTAGATGGAGTGCATATTTTTTAAATCTTCAAAACATAATTGATGCGTGTTGGGATGCAGGAACTCTCGTCGGTTGCGGCCGAGGCTCAGGAGTAGGATTTATATTATTATATCTGTTAGGTATTACACAGATAAATCCATTAAGAGAAAAGAGTCAGACAAAGCGTTGGAGATTCTTAAATCCAGAGCGTGTATCGGTTCTTGACGTAGATATTGACATCGAGGGCGGCCGGCGCGCAGAAGTATTGAAGTCATTCCGTAATATTTATGGAGAAGATAGGGTTGCGAACGTATTAACTTTGAAGACAGAGAAGTCAAAGTCGGCAATTCAAACAGCTTGTCGTGGTCTTGGAATTGACAATGATATAGCTGCATATCTATCTTCATTTATCCAAGCAGATAGAGGACAGCTTCGAACTCTCAAACAAACATTCTATGGTGACCCAGACAACGGAATGAGCGCATCGGTTCAGTTTAGAACTGAAATGGAAGAGAATTATCCAGAGGTATGGAGAGTCGCGCAGGGTATCGAAGGACTTATAAATGGTTGCGGTATCCACGCAGGTGGTGTAATTTTTGTTGATGAACCGTTTACAGAGTCAACCGCACTTATGCGTGCGCCAAAAGGCGAAATTATTACACAGTTCGACCTTCATGATGCAGAAGATACAGGACTTATTAAATACGATATTCTTTCAGTAGAAGCACTTGATAAAATTCATAACTGTATTGATTTAATTTGTGAATATGGTTATGAGGAAAGAGAAGCCACATTAAAAGAAACATATGAAAAAATAATTGGTATTTACAATCTCGAAAGAGATAGTAAAGAAATGTGGGAGATGTGTTGGAATCATAAGGTAATGAGTTTATTCCAAATGGAGAAACAGTCTGGAATAAGCGGAATTGCAGCGATGAAACCAACATCAGTAGATGACTTGGCAATTCTCAACTCTGCAATTCGTCTTATGGCGACAGAAAAGGGTGGAGAAATGCCAGTTAATAAGCTTGCGCGTTTTAAAGCACACCCAAGCGATTGGGATTATGAGTTAAAGAAATATGGACTCGGCGCCGAAGCTAAAGAAATTCTTGAACCAGTATTGAGTACGTCATATGGTTTGTGTATTGCACAAGAACAGTTCATGCAATTGGTTCAGCTCCCAGAGCTAGGTGGATTTAATCTGACTTGGGCGGATAAGTTAAGAAAATCAATTGCGAAAAAGAATCCAGCAGAATATGATAAGTTAACCGATGAGTATTTTAAAACAATAAAAGAAAAAGGTTTAGATGAAAAGTTATGTACTTATGTATGGAACGTATTAATCGCGATGTCAAAAGGATATGGATTTAACCTATCACATACATTAGCATATTCGTTAATTGGATTACAGGAATTAAATCTTGCATATAAATATCCAACGATTTTGTGGGATTGCGCGTGTCTTATCTCTGATAGCGGTGGCGCAGAAAAAGAAAGTGAAGATGATGACGAAGGAACAGATAGAGAAGATGTTGGGGAAACCACTTATGACTTATCAATGGGAGTATTTGAAGACAGTGATGACGATGATGAAGATGAATCCGATATATCTGAATCTAAGTCCAAAAAGAAACCAGCAAAAAGTGCAAACTATGGTAAGATTGCTACAGCTATTGGAAAAATGAGTCATGAGGGCGTATCAATTGTTGCAACTGATATAAATCAATCAAAATATACATTTTCGCCAGATATAGATAATAATCGTATCGTATATGGATTAAGTGGTATTACAAAAGTAGGCGATGAAATTGTAAAGCAAATAATGGAGAATCGTCCATATAAGAATATTGAAGATTTTTTAAGTAAAATTAAAATTAATAAACCGCAGATGATTAATTTGATTAAGTCGGGCGCATTCGATGGATTATATGGCGGCGACCGTATAAAAGCAATGAATGTGTATATAGATTTGATTGCAGATAAGAAAAAGCGTATTACACTTCAAAATATGAAGATGTTAATTGACTTTGGCTTGATTCCAGAAGAATACGATTTACAATGTAGAGTTTACAATTTTAATAAGTATTTGAAAAAATTTAAATTTGGTAATTCATATGGATTAGATGATATAGCATTAGGCTTTTACTCATATAATTTTGATATGGATTTATTAATGGTTAGTTCTGAACCTCAATATATATTTCAAATTAAACAAACTGATTGGGATAAAATATATAAAAAGCAAATGGATATAATTCGTCCATTTATTCAAAAAAACAATGAAGAATTATTAAATAAAGTAAACAATAGATTAAGACAAGACTTATGGGACAAATATTGTTTAGGTAACATAAGTCAGTGGGAAATGGATTCGATTTCATGTTATATCCACGACCATGAATTAAAAAAGCTTAAAAATAGTTTATATGGAATAAGTAGTTTCAATAAATTACCTAATGAACCAATAGTTGACTATACTTTTCCTTCAAAAGATGGAAGAAGAATTCCGATGTTTAAAATTTGTCGCATTGCGGGAACGGTGTTAGATAGAGATAAAAACAAAAAAACGGTTACCTTATTAACAAATGATAGCGTAGTAACCGTAAAGATATTCGGTGATGCATTCACACATTATGACAAGCAAATATCTATACGGCGCGCGGATGGTACTAAAAAAGTAGTTGAAAAAAGTTATTTTAGCCGAGGAAATAAAATAATTGTAACTGGAATTAAAAAAGACGAAACGAATTTTTTAGCTAAAAAATACTCCAAAACTCCATACTCATTAGTAGAAAAAATCACTTATATACGAGAGGACGGAACAATAGAAACTACTTCTGAGCGCGCGGAGGCGGAATAATGTATACTACTATTATTACTGGTATTTATTTAATACACAACACTGTAAACGGAAAAAATTATGTGGGGCAAAGCAAGCATATTTTAAATAGATGGAACCAACATAGATGCGATAGTAAAACAAAAAACTATCCTCTATATCGAGCAATTCGTAAATATGGAATAGATAAGTTTGAATTTTCTATATTAGAAGAATGTGAAATTGATGAATTACCTTATAAAGAAGATTATTATATAGATTTATATAATGCTTATCTTCCTTATGGCTATAATATTAACAAACCAGAGACTCACTATACCAACTTATCTATTCCACAGCGTTATAAAAATATTATTAATCAATTACAAACCACCAATAAAACTTATAAACAAATTGGAGAACAGTTTAATTTGTCTGCGGAGCAAATTGGGCGTATAAATTATGGCTTAGCTTGGCGCATTCAAGGGCAAAGTTATCCAATTAGAAAAGGGTATAATGATTATGATAAAGCCCAAATAATTCCTCTTTTAAAAGAGGGGTATAAAGTCAAAGAGGTAGGTTTCATTTTAGGGACAACCGAGGCAACAATTCAAGGATATATGCAAAGTAATAATATACATACTAGTGATTTTCGTAAGCGTTTAACCTCAAATAGAATCACTAAGCAATATGATTTAAACCATAATCTTATAAACACATTTAACAGTATTAAAGAAGCCGCTGAATATTTTCACCAGTTTCACCCAGAAGTACAATATAATACTATTTTATGTGGAATTAAGCGCCGCTTGAATGATTCTAAACCTTATAAAGATTTTTATTGGACGGTGGAGGATAAACAATGAGTTATGGATTATATGATGCAGACCTTCCATACTATCCAATTCCTTTTTATAATTTGGAACTAATGAAATTATCCTCTTATTACAAACGCAAACGGGAAATAGTTGGGTTAGCGCCCAGCTATTCCCCTAACCGATACAACCATTTTATTGTACGTCAAGACTTCTATAATCCATATACGCAGTTACCTACATATTCGAACGTCGAATATGGCGGCCGCGCCTTCGACGGAGATAAATATAAGCCACTTCCATTAGATATAGAGCGCATGAAACCCGATATATCATTATACGGTAGTTTAAATCCAAAATTGGCACACGGTTACAATAAAAATGCTTTAAGTACAATGCGCCGCGCTGAACATGTAAGACTTTCTCTTGATGGAAGTACTGTTTGGAAAGACTTTGAAAAACAATTTCGGCATGACAGCGACAACTTTGGAATTATATTTCATGACTATAATTTAAACAATGTTGATGGCGCATTAGTACTAATTAAAGATAATCTAACTGATTGGATATCCAATTCGCTTGGCCGCCGAGTAGGTATGAAGTATCCGGTCATCGTAAACAATAAAACAGATTTAATATCTTGGTTAGAACTTCAGCCAATGGGAACCTATTTCTCTCTAACTCACCAGGGTTTAATAGATGAGTCATATATCCCAGAAATGACCGAAGTAATGCAAACTTCAGCGGCTTATCAACAACTATCTGTTGACTTAACCAACTGCTACACTAATGAAGAATTAATCAATGGTGGTATTCAACGTATTTTTCGCAACATCATAAATTTACGAAGTTATCATATCGTTTTTCCACTTATATATAATGAGAACTCTCTCATTGATGATGACTGGAAAAACGTAATGAAATTAATTGCTAGATATACACAGCATTTAGTAGTTAAAAGAAGGTCTGCGTTCTTCAATACGGTTGAACCTTTTGAAACACTATATAGCTACTGTTATGCCGCCATTAAACAATATCACATAAAAGAGCCAATATTAGAGAAAGAGTCTATACAAAAGATTTTTAATTTTGTAAGAGAAAATAATTATGATTTATTCAAAGACTTTTATGAATATCGTGGAGGTGAAGTAAGAAATGACAGGTGACGAAATTAGAGATAAAATTAATTTCAACAATCAAAAAATCCAGTCATTAATAGACCCATCTATATTCATTCTTCAACCGGAAGTACAAAAGTATATGGAAGATAATGAATATCTTAGGTCTATTTGTCCACACAAATATGAAAATGATGTTTGTATTTATTGTGGCGAAAAAATCAATCCTTAATATATTTTTAATTACTTAGGAGGGATAAATGCAATATATTAAAAAAAGAGACGGAAGAATAGTTGAATTTAATAAAAACAAAATCGTTAATGCTATATTAAAAGCTTTTGAACAAATTGATGGAGAAATCTCTACCTATGCAATAGATAAAGCCAATAATATAGCTACTTTTATTGAAAAAGAAAACAATAAAATTTTAACAGTAGAAGAAATTCAAGACTTGGTTGAAAACGGACTTATGTCTACAAAACGTAAAGATGTGGCAAGGGCATATATCCGTTATAGACAAGACAGAAATCGTGAACGTGAGTGGAATACGCAAATGATGGACCGCGTCGCTGTTAAGCTAGCCGCAACCGACGTACAGAATCAAAATGCTAATGTTGACGAATACTCATTCGGCGGCCGCAGAGGTGAGGCAGATTCGGTTATTTTTAAACAGTATGCACTTGATAATCTTGTTTCAAAAATGGCTCGTAATAATCATTTAAATAATGAGATTTATATTCATGACCTTGATGCTTATATTCTGGGGATGCATAACTGTTTAACAGTTCCATTTGATGATTTACTTGCCAATGGATTTAACACAAGACAAACAGATGTAAGACCAGCCAATTCAGTTAATACAGCATTTCAGTTAGTAGCCGTTCTGTTCCAGCTTCAGTCGCTTCAACAATTTGGTGGAGTAAGTGCATCACATCTTGATTGGACAATGGTTCCATATGTAAGAAAAAGTTTTTATAAGCATTTTAAAGATGGACTTACCTATATTGAAGAAGATTTTTCTTATTGGAATAATTATACAATGGTAGAGTTATCCATTGATGATGATATTTTTAAAATAAAGTCTAAAGCATATAAATATGCCATGGATATGACAGAAAAAGAAATCGCTCAAGCAGTTGAAGGAATGTATCATAACCTTAATACCCTTCAATCGCGCAGCGGCAATCAGCTACCATTCACATCAATTAATTACGGCACATGCACACTTCCAGAGGGCCGCATGATTATTAAAGCTCTTCTCGAAGGCTCAATCAAAGGAGTTGGCAAACTTCACAAAACGGCAATTTTCCCTTGTGGAATCTTCCAATATATGAAAGGTGTCAATGATAAACCAGGTACCCCAAATTATGACTTATATAAACTTGCTCTTGAATCAACAGCAAAACGCTTATATCCAAACTATGCCAATGTAGATTGGTCGGGCAACGCGGGATATGACCGCAACGACCCTAGCACATATTTCTCAACGATGGGT